ATAACACGGTTAAGTGTTGCTACGTTACCGGCGCTTGTTGCTCCTGCTGTTGCGCTTTCAGCCAAGTACTTACGTGTGTTCTCTAAGCAAACTTGCATAGATGCTTTACGGTTACCTGATAGGCCTTCAAGCAGAGCTTCTTTGGTCTCTGACCATCTTTCATTTAATAGTTGTGACATTTATGTCTCCTTGAATTATTTTGTAAGTCCCGCTAGTTTGCGGATATCTACAATATTGTCTAAGCCTACCAAGGGCTTTGCTTCACGATTACCAGTTACTTCTGCACTTTCTGCAAGTACAGTTTTCTTACTAATCTTCTTCTCGCCTTCCATTACTGCGGGTAGGTATTTGTCAAATGCTTGACTTAATTTGGATGTTTGCACACCTTCCATTAGTTCACTCATTATCTCTCTTTTGTTAGCATCCAACGGCGCTAACATTTCTGCCATAACAGATTTACGTTCCATTAAATCTTTAGTTACGCGAAGTTCGCGGCTAACGGATTCTGCAATGTGCTGTTTTTCTGCTACAACTTGTTTCGCTTCAGCTAGTTCCTGTTCTTTCTTCTTGATAATCTTTAACAATTTACTTGTTTCAGACTTTTCATTTAGATACGAACCACTGAACTCCTGGGCAAAAGCTTCATAAATCTTACGACCAAAATCGTTGTTGCGGGCACTGTCGATATCTTCTTTCAATTGCTTGATTTCAGTTGTCAACTTTTTAGTGACTGCGTTTTCAACAACTTTAGCTGAACGCTTGATGAAACTTGTTTTGATTTCTTCAAACTTGCTTTTGGCTTCACGAACTAACTTAACTTTGGTTTCAGCTAGATCCTTCTTGTCAACTGCAAATTCGTTGATTTCTTTAGCTAGAGCATGTACTACAAAGTTCTCTAGCTTACCAAAATTCTCAGAAACTTTCTTACGATCGTTCTGGAATTCTACTAATTCTCTACCTAATTGCTGAATTACAAATCCTTCTAATTTCTTAGAATCACTTGTAATACGTTGTTGATATTGTGCCTTAGCTTCCGCTAGTGCTTGTTTATCAGCATGCAACTCGGCCATTTCTGCGGCCAATCTGTCGCTTAACATCTTGTCGATTGCTTCTACCATAACTTGTTTGTCATGTGTATACTTTTGTGCAAACTCTTCACGAAGTTCAGCTGAGACTTGGTCGCGATTCTCTTGAATTTTTGTGTTGAAGGCAGTTTCAATCTCAGACTTTACGTCTTCAGACATTACTCCTGACTCAACTAATTGTTTGAATGCGTCCAACATCTATTTCTCCTCGGGCTTTATTTTAGACCTTTAATAATATGAAGGAGACTTTCCTTCAAATATTTCTGGGCCTTTGGATCTTCTTTTACTTCTTGTGCAACTTGAAACGCTCTATACCCGCCACGTGCATTCATTAGGTGCTCGTAAACTGGTGTAGGGTAGGCTCCAGGTGCGCTCGGCTGTGCAACTACGTCCACAGTAATAATCTCAAAATCTGATACTTGACCGCCCGCTTCGCTAACGTTTCCGCTACCTCGTGAGCTTACGCCAAGTTTTACACCGCTTTCAAGCATAGTACGAACTAAGTTACCCATTGGTGTTGGAAGGACTTTCATCTTTCCATAACCGTTTGGACCTTCCATCCACATTTGAGTTATCATATGGGACACACGGTCTAAATTTACTTTTAAATCTTCTGGATGATCAACTTCTCCTAGCACACTATAACCATTTTGAATTTGATCATTTAGTGTCTTGACAGCTTTTTCAATTTCGTCCACAGGATACACTCTGCCGTTGGCATTGCGTATACCGCCTTGGATGGCAATTCCCTTCAGGTGAAGAGTCTTACCGTCCTTGTCATCAGATTCTAAAACCATCTGAGCTTGGTCGAAACTTAAATGCTCTCGTAGATATGAAATTTTATTTTTCATCCAGTTTCTCTAATTATTTGATATGCTTAACTAATGATGTATCGTTACGTACAGAAGTTTGTCCAGCTTTGTCGCCTGTACCAGAACCAACTGGGCCTGCAGTCTTGTTGTTACCTGGGTAACCACTTCCTTGCTTGCCTAGATCTGATCCAGACTTCATGCTTGTCTTGGAACTGGCAGCGATGTTCTTTTCAACACCCTTAGTAAACTGTCCCTTGACTCCGCCAGCTAAACTGCCAGGAATTACCTTGGCGTTAGGGCTTGTACCGTCCATTGCACCTTCACCAGTATGACTTTGATTTAGGTTTTTAGCATTTGCGCCGCTAGTTGGCTTTTCGCTGTCGGCTTTTTGATTGTATACGCTTTTTGCGTTTGTACCGGAAGGCATTTTCTCACCAGTGTTTGCACCAGCAATTTGACCTTCAGGACGACCTTTACGCTCTGGACCATGACCATCTGTAGTTTCACGATATTCACGCAGTCCCATCATTTCGTCTTGTGGCTCTTCTTCGTCGTCGTCACCAAACTCACTGTCCATGCCCATGTCAGCTTCTTCGCCGCCTTGAGCACGTTCTAGTTCAGCAAAAGCCGCTTCTAGTTCTTCGATTGCGTTCTTGATATCAAAAATTGCAGACTCTTCATCGCCTTCGTGACCTTCTTCGTCATCTGCGCCAATTTCTTGACCAAGATCATCAGTTGCGTCGCCTTCTTCGCCGCCGCCAAATCCGTCGTCGGCTTCTAGATTGTATGAATCTTCTAGTTCTTCACTAGACTCATCCATTTCATCTTCATCGTCTTCTTCTTTGGCTTCGTCCATTTCAGTATCGTCGTCCATGGCTTCTTCCATATCCTCATCTTCTTCTTCGGCGATAAGGTTTTCATAAATCGTGCGTGACTTCTCTACAACGATTTCGTGAAAAAGTTCATTGGCTTTTTCATGTTCTTCGTTAACTAGATAGTCTAATAATTGTTCAAATTTTGTAGACATTGCGTGTTTCTCCTTAGGTTACGGGCAAGGTTGTGTATTATATTTAATGGGAAAGTAGAATACCTGCGTGAAACAGGCCCAAAACGAGCCGTTTGAGGCAAAACAATTCAGATATTGCATCTGAATCTAACTTTTTTGTCTAAAATATTTAGTTTAGAGTTAAAAAAGTTATCTGACAATATTATTAAGCGGCCTGCTCGGGAGGCGGAGCCGCATACATTTTACGTATTAGCCCTGTTTCTTCTTGTTTTTCTTTGTCGTGAGCTTCGCCAGCCTTGCGTATTTCACTTAGCATTTTTAATGTCAAGCGAGTTTTACGCAGGTCTTTTTTGCGTAATACTGTTGTGTCGTTTTGGCTTAGATACCTGTTGTCATCAACAGGTTCGGCGTGTTCGCGATCAAAATAAACAAATTCTCTTAGTAGCATGGAAGTATTTATGCGGCTGGTGCTGGAGTTGGGCTTCCTGATCCTGGAGGTGCTCCGGCTGCATCTGCGCCCGTTTCGCCGCCCATTTCTTCTGGTGGTGGCGAACTTGTGTCGCTCAACCCGCTAAGATCACTGGACATGTTGTTGGCAGTGATGCCTGACCCGCGTAATTCTGCACTAGCAGACAAGTTTGCGCCTTCATCCACATTTTCTTCTTTCCACATGCTTTCGTTTTCTGCAACTTCTTCAGCTGTCATGCCCAAGAATCGTTTCATGGCAAAGCGTTTTGATACAAATGGCACAGCAATCATGGTGCTGAATGTGGTTACACGAGCTGTATCCATTTCTGCTTGGCGATAACTTGCAAAGTTCTGTGGAGGATTGAACTGAATATCAAAGATATTAGGATCAATGTTGATACCTTTTTTGTTTAGATATAGTTTGAACTCAAGATCAAACTGTTCATTCATCAATGTTTGTAGTCGTTCACAATATTTGTTGAATCTAAGTTCTTGGATGTATGCTGTTCCAACTCTACCGTCATTAAAATTGCTTCCACCGTCGTCTGATCCTGTAGGTAGATAAGAACTAGGTATGCGTAAAGCACGAAACAGCTTATTAGTAAAATATTTAAGATCATCAATCTCTCCTAAATTCTGTCCACCTTGCAGAATTTCAACCTTGCTACCGCGACCTTCTGCTGTTTGTGGAAAGAAATAATCTTCGTTTATGCTTAATGGATTATATCCACTGTCAATAACGCTTTGGCTACCGCCTGTGCTACTAGGAATTCTACGTTGGTTTACTTCGTTTTTAACACGTTCAACAAATCCCATTGCCAAATGGCTGGGCATATTGCCTACATCAATGTAAAATACTCTGCGTTCTGGCGCACGTTGCACCCGATAGATAATAATACTGTCTTCCAGCAGTTCTTTTTGTTTGAATACTTTGAAAATACTCTCTAAAAGACTGTTACCAAACGGAAAGTTGTTGTCAATACCTTCACTCATGCTAATGTGAATCACATGTTTAGCATCAATTGCGTATTGATTTTGATTTTGACTAAAGCGACTGCCTGTGGTGTTTGTTGGAAAAGCGCCAACCATGCCTCGTGATCCACCTGCGCCGCTTTGTCCTGTGCCGCTAGCATTGCCACCGTGATTGTTACTTGGCTGTATAGCTGTTGTAGCAAGTGTTTCCAAGTTTGGATTAAAATCTCTAATCATGTACTGCTCAGGTTTCTTGCCTTCGCTTTCGTTTACAATAATTTTGTCCACTTTGGCAGGATCTATATACATCCATGCCAGTGTTTCTGGATCTCTTACAAAGAAACTGTCACCGTATTTGAATGCATTGCGTACAATTTTAAAAATACGCTTGTCGAACTTGTTGAGTTTGGTCCACTGTTGCAGTGCTTTTTTAATAATTTTAACTTCTGTACCTGTTGCTTTCTCTTTGAAGAAAGTTTGGAACGGTGTACGGTTCTCATCATTGAGCTGGCAACAGAATTCGGCCAGAATGTCTAGGGCCGCATTAACTTCTGAGTCTGCATCCATGGTATCATACTGCCCATAACGCTCTAAGCGGTTTGGATGACCAGCATAGATGTCTGGTAGATAACTGCTGTAATTCATTCTGGCCGGATTTGCTGATCCGCCCATGGAACCACTGATCGGACTTAGATTACCTTTTGTAGCTACGGGTGTAAAATACTTTTTCCAAGACATGTAATTTTCCTAATTAAGCAAATGCATCACCAGACATGCCGCGTAAAGCATCATTGTTACGCTTTGTGTAATCCGTCATTTCGGCTATGTATGATATCATTTGTTTGTTTTGTGTATTTAACATGTTCATTAGGCTACTGATAGCTTTATCGGATTCACCTGTGCGAGCTAGTAGCGCCGCAATACTGTCATTGGATACCACATTGCCGCTGGCTCCTACGTTTAATATTTCAGGTCCTTTTTCGCCAACCAAATAGGTACCTGCGTTGATTGGACCACCTCTAGCTTTTGGTTCAGGAGCAACAGGAGCCAAAATCCGTTTAAGAGACTCTTCTGGTATCTCTCCAGACTTTTTATATTTGTCAATTTCTGCTTGAGCATTGCTAATATTACGTTCTGCGTTCCATCTACCAATACTACCAGTTTCGGGGTCTTTTAATTTTTTTTGATTTTCTACTAGTTTGGCTACCTGCTCAGCTAGATCTCTTTCGGACTGCTCCTGTCTACTACCTTCTCCAAATAACATTCTACCAAATCTTGTATTTCTAGATTCTTTTACAACAAAATCAAATATATCTTTGAATACACTACCCATTCCATCCATCACTTTTTTCCACAGACCATCAAACATTGGCTTAATAGTGTTATCCCAAAAATTAGTAAGGGCTTTGCCCATGGGGCCTTCCATGAATGTATCAAATGCGTCTGTGATATTATCCCATGCTTCTTCGCCTTTTTCTTTTAGTCTTTCAAAAAATTGTGCAGGGTCTTTAGCACCTTTTAGAAAAGTAAAAGTATCCTTCATCCAGCCGCCAACATCGCCAAATTGTTTTATTAAATCATCTAATGTGCCGGAAAGAGGGCCGTCGGGTTTAACTAACTCTCCTGCTTCGTTCATAAACATTTCGCTCCACCCTAGTAGCTTAGTAGTTACAGGACCAAGCACTTTATTCATCATGGCAGTTAATCCGTTACCAAAATTTTGAATTGATTGATTGGCCTGTCCTAGTGCCGCGGCGTTGCCCTTGCCTTGTTCATCTTGACGTTTTTTTGCATTTTCATAAGCTTCGCCTATGGTAATATTGCCTTTTCTTAATTGTTGACCCATATTGATCATAGGTGCGCCAACATTGGTAAACATTTCGGCGTTCACTGCACGTTGTTGATCTGTCATACTGTTGCTCCAATCAACAATATTACCGCTAGCCTTTCCTAATTTGTCTAACATTATTTTTTTTGCTTCTTCAGGAGAGTATCCTTTAAGAACTAATTCTCTAGAAAGCTGTGCAATTTCTGTATACATGCCTCTGCTGGCTGTGTTCAAGTCTTGACCTGCTTTTGTTGTTGGTCCTATGATACCTTGACTTCCTAACTTGATAGCATCGGCTACTCCAGGTCCAAATGTGGCACTAACAGTTTCCAAAGAATCTAAAACTGCTTTACCACCTTTATCAAGACTGCCTTTAAATAATTGGAAACCTTGGTCATTCATGTTCTTTTTAAGAATAGCTTCAACATCAGCTTTTTGTATACCTGTTAATTTTGTCAATCCATCAAGCTCAACCAAATAGTCTTTTGTTTTTTCTGCCAGTTGGTCAGATGTTAAGGCATTTTTAGTACCCATAATACCTTGCCTAGCAATAACCATGGCTAGTCCAGCACCGGCCTCGTCTGCTGTGTATCCTAGACCAAAAAGTTGTTTAGAAAATTTACTACCCGGCCCTAACAATGCTCCGCTAGCTTGAGTAAATTTATCTATTCCGCTTTGTACATCAAATCCCATGGTTGAGAATATCTCACCATTTTGACTTACGATTGCAGAAAACCCTTGCAATGTTAATCCTGACTTGGCGGCCGCTGTACTCATAGCAAACAAGTCTCCGCCAAAGCTAGCACCTGCTTTGGTCATGTTTCGATAGAATCCTGCCAGCTTATCAGCATAGTCAAAAATTTCTGCTATAAAGGGAGCAAGTTTTCCTAATAAGGGTATATCTTTAAATACCAATGCCAATTGACCAAGCGATGCAGTACCGCTCATTGCGGCTTTGGAAAAATCGTAAAAATTACCAGCTAGATCACTAGCGGTACCAACAACGCCGCCTACTATAGTCCCTAAGAGATTAAATGCTCCACCTACTGTTTTTGCTGCCATTCCTGCAAGGTTAAAACTACTAGCAGTTGATGCCGCAGATGCCGCTACCCCTCCAGTACCTCCACTAGCCGCAGTACCGCCGGCGGCTTTTATAAAATTTGCTAGATTTATATTCGTAGCTTTGGCAACTGCTAAAAGTTCTTGTAGCGTGGCTTCTGATGCACCGTTCATATATTAAATTTGGCCATTAAATAGGTAGATAAATAGAATAACATAATCCTATATGATTATTTATCGGAGAAAAAACCATGCAACCAACAACCTTTCCAACGCCAGGAGCAAGACAAAATCCTTTGGCTAGTTATATGCGCCAGCCAAAGATCTATATCAAGTTACCTAGTCAAGGAAACTACTGGCCTCCTAAAAGCATCAATATGCCGGAAAATGGAGAAATTCCAATTTATTCAATGACAGCTCGTGATGAATTGGTTTTTAAAACTCCGGATGCATTATTAAACGGACAGGCTGTTGTAGATGTTATACAAAGTTGTATACCAAATATTAAAGATGCTTGGCAAACACCTAGCATCGATCTTGACATGATCTTGATTGCAATACGTCTTGCTACATATGGCGAGACTATGTCTATCAAACACAAAATTCCTGCAATCAACGAAGAAGTCGAATACGATGTAGATCTTAGAAATTTGCTAGATCAACAGAGTCAAAACATCTGGGCAGAACAGGTTGCAATTGATGAAAACATGGTTGTATATGTAAGACCGTTAACATACCGTCACATGACTCAAGCCAGCATGAAAAGTTTTGAAACCAGTAGAATCATGAATATGGTAAATGACGATAGCATACCTGATGATAAAAAGATTGAAATGTTTCAACAAAGTTTTGCTATACTAACAAAAGTTACAGTTGACATGATGAGTGAAGGAATTTATAAAATTGTTACACCTGATGCAGAAGTAACTGATAAAAAATTCATTCAAGAGTTTGTTAATAATAGCGACAAGGTTGTATTTGAAAAAATCAATCAGCATCTGTCTGAAATGAAAAAAATAAACGATCTAAAACCGTTGGTGTGTTCTACTACTGATGAACAACAAGCACAAGGTGCTCCTGCAACCTACGAAGTTCCAATAAACTTTAATCAATCAGATTTTTTCGCATGAGGCTTTTGACTTTAACTCTTAACGAAATCCAGGAAGTAGTTATAGAGTTAGAAAAAGAGTCAAAAGCCCTTAAAGAAGAAATTTACAAGTTGGCCTGGTACATGCGCGGTGCTATCAGCATCACGGAAGCATATACTCTTGACTCGCAAGATAGGGAAATTATAAGCAAGATTATATTAGATAATCTACAAACTGCTAAAGAAACTGGACTTCCGTTCTTTTAAATCTCAATACCTAAGAATCTACTTTGGTATCCAACACGACTTTCACTTAACCCACCTTGGTGTAATTTTAAGTTGGGTTTTCCATCTGTACCAGTTGCCTGTGTTTGATCTGCTGGTTCGGCTTGCGATTGTGCTGGTTGTTCCTGTTCTGGGTGAATAGTATTAAAGTACCCTAATACTTTTTTAGCGTCATCAGATGAAAATGCCGCAACTGCTTGATGTAAATCAAGCATAGACATCAACGCACCACGTGCCATTTGATAATCTTGTTTCATGTGTGTTGGTATTGCCGCTACTTTTCCGGCGGCTGTTGCTAATGCACCCGGAGTGGCTTTAGCTATATCTGCGGCTTTGCTAGCACCTGTCTTTATACCTTGTACTGCTTGCGTACCTAGCTTACCGGCAATACGACCAGCTTTGGTCATTGTACCTGTATTAGGATTTTTAGAAAGATTGGTTGCTCTAGTTGGATCGTTGTACCCAAACTTGGCACCTTTTACAAAGTTACCAATACCTTTTTTAGCATTGCTGGCCATGCCTTTGAGATCAAATTCGTCAAGTTCTACACTTTCTCCCATGGCCACTCGTTTCTGCAACATTGTTCTAACTCGTTCAACATCGTCGCCTTTTAGGTGTTGTAACGATGTTAATAAACTTTTATCGCTTAGTGGATTCGCTACTTCAGCTGATTTTGGTGCAGATACATCACCAGCATTGCCCATAGCGTTTGAACCCGATACAGCAGTGGAAGCACCTGTGTTATTATTTACAGCCGGAGTACCTGATACCGCCGGAGATGATCCTGTGTTATTTGGCACAGCAGTATTACCAGTTGCCGCTGTGTTATTTGAATTATTATATGATTGTGAAGAACTTCCGCCATCAAGCTGATCAGCTTGTGCTCTAAGTTTTTGTGCTTTGGCTTGATTAATAGCCTGTTTGCTATCACCACTTACTGCACTTCTACCTGCTGTATATCCTTTACCAAACGCATCACCAGCGCCACGGATTCCACCTACTACAGCACCAGCACCTTTGGCTAGTCCTCCAGCAATAGAACCTATAGCACTTCCAATACCTTCTTCAGTATTGCTTTCTAAAATAATATCATTGATACGCATAAAAGGAATTCCTTGTCTTATTAAATTTTATTTATGTTAAGAAATGAGCTAACGCTCATTTGCTATATCGCTTACGCTCATAGCATTTTATCTTCTTTAGAAGATTTAAGTATTATCCAGATTCCTTGGTCACACTTCGCCCTGCACCGGGCGAAAAAATGACATTATCCGAGTTCGAATAGTTCACACAGCGTTAGAGCATTACAGAGGCGGTCATCCGGTACCTCGAGCTCAGTCTTCATTGACGGCAGTTCATGTATATACGCTATCATACACATAAACCCAGGGTTTTTCTCCCTTCTTTTGGCCTTTTATTACATTTTCAAACAATCAAACCGCGGCAATTTTGCGATCCTCGTCCTGTAAAGGATAGTGATTGAGTACTCTTAACGGCGAGAGATTTCCGTCCCTGCGATCCGAGATCCAGGTTTAGAGCGCATGAAGTTGGCCTGCGCAAGCTGTTACCGTTTAGTGAGCCTAAGTTTTTTTGATTATGTGTGAGCCATGTACACGGACTTGTATGTGTCCATTGTAGTATTCGTCGGATTCTAATACCTTGCGGTCGAATTGTTCTCGGGCCTCAATGTAAGATGTTTCTGATTTGCTAGTACAATAATATAATATTTCGCGGGTGAATTTATCTATGCCTAGTGTTTGTATGTCTGCTGTTAAGTTAGGACTGGACCCGTAGTATTCCTGCCAATCGCTATCTATTTTTGATCTAATTTTCTTTTTCTTCTTGGTGCCGTTCTTTAACTTTACAGTCTTGTAGGTCGTTTTACTAAACTTTGCTAATTTTTTGCCAATATATTTCCGCCCCGTAACTGTGTTAGTAATAAGATAAACAAAACCAACACATGTTTCAGGTAACTCTGTAACTATAGCACCTTGATACAGCCAAGTCAATTACTTTGCTGCCTTGGCTTCCTTGCGGGCATTCTTTTCAGCTGTGATTTCGTTGCGACGAGCTTTGACTAGTTTGCCTAGTTCTGCTAATGCCTTGCGACTGCGTGTGCCAGCGGCACTGTTACCACCGGTAAACTTAGCATCTTCTGCTAGGAATTCTGCAAAAGCGGCTTGTAGTTGTGTATTGGTATCATTCATGTTTATTCTCTTTTTTATTATGAACCCTGGGCGGTGAGTTTAATTTTCGAAGTGCAACAGTTTCTTTTTTTAAACGTCTGGCTTCGGCCCTTCCTTTTTTCTCAATTAGAAATAAATCCCAAACTAATGAGAGCATCTCTTTCTCTGTCTTTCTAAGTTCTCTCAACATCCTTCTAAGATCTTGAGCTCCTAGTTCTGTAGTTTTTTTTAAGAAATCTTGATTCCTGTTATGATAGTTGGCAATGGTGGTAACCATGCTGTTGTATAATTCTTTATATCTTTCAAGTTCAGGATTCGACATAATCTACATCATTACTATAACTGGTAAACCCGTTTTCTTTTATTACTCTTAATACATTGTTTACTCTACCTACCAATTCGTCTTTGTGACTAATCAAGTATATATTCTTATTCCTCTCCCTGGCCATCTTTTTTAGGACCGCTAGGGCACTTTCAACACCGGCACTATCCATTCCAGCATCTACAAGTTCGTCAATAAACAATAGATTAATAATTTGGTAAAGTCCTTCCCATACATCTCGGAAAGCAAAACTCAAACTTAGAATCAATCTGTTACGTTCACCGCGTGATAAATTATCAAAATCTAAATCTTGTCCTAACTGCGTAATCTCTACTGTTAAATCATTTTGGAAAACTACACGATGTGGTAAACCCAGTTTATCAATGTAGTATCCAAGACGTTTATTCAAGTAGGTAAGATTCTGATCGATAATTTTCTTGCGTATAAAACTGTCTTTGTTAGTCAGTAATTTATATAAGAATTCTTGATGATCTCTTAATTTTGAAAGCTCGTTGATCAGGTTCCAAGTTATTTCTTGTATAGCTGTTTTCTTTAATTCTTCGATTTGTTCTTCGAACGGATTGGACTTATTAATTTCGTTTGTAAGTTGCTTTTCCAAACTATCTACATTATTTTTATGTCCCAGTGCTTCTGCTTCTGTATCGTAAAAGGTTGCAGGTCTCTTTGGTAATTCACCTATTTCTGCGATACTTTGATTAATACCTGCTAGGTCGCTGGTTACTTTATCAAAGTATGTGACAGCATCAACAACATTCTTTTCAGCCACAGCACTCATTTCTTCGTGCTTGTGATCGTGTAAAGATTGTTCACATGCTGGACAAGTTTTATCTTCTAGCTTTTCTAATTCCTTGGTATACTTGTTTACAGTTTTATCGGCCTGACTTAATGCGGCTTCTAGTGTTGCTTTTTGCTTGCCTAGATTTTTTATTGCTGTATTATTATCTTCCCATTGCTTTAGAGACTGGTGAGATTCTAACTCTGCTGTAATATCGACTCCTTCAAGTTTCATTATAGCACGACCGAGATTTTCTATATCTTGATCTTTTTTACTTTCCCAAGCACTGCTTTTAATAGTTAGACTATCAATACTTTTCTGTACATTCTCGTTAGCAGTTTTAACACTTTCAATTCTAAATTGTTCTTTTTGTATAGAGTCTTTGGTTTCTTTAACAAGTGCTTTAAGATTTTCTGCTTTTTCACTAAGCATGGTAATACCTAGCAACTGCTCGATGATTTCGCGTTGTTCGGCCGCCTTCATTGACAGAAACGGCTCTGTATAGGTGTTTAACGCAACCAAGTGTTTAAACATGGTATGTGACATTTCTAGCATTTGCTCAATGGCTTTCTGCGTTTCTCTGCTGTCACCTTGACTATCATCTTCCTCTTTAGCGTCTTTTAATTGTTCGTTATTAACAAATAATCTAAGTATATTGGGCTTGCGACCACGTTCGATTCTGTATAGAATTCCGCCTTTTTCAAACTCTACTGTTACCAACATGGCCTTGCCGTTGGTTTTATTAATAAGGTTTTCCTTGCGGATGTTGGTTAATGCTTGTCCGTATAAGGCATAGCTTAACGCATTGATAATGGTAGTTTTACCTGTGCCGTTGCGAGACCCTGTATCATCTCCTCCTAGATCTAGGTTAGCACCTAGCACAAGTGTTAGGTGTTCTTTATCAAAGTCTACTGCTTGGGTTTGATTACCTACACTTAGAAAGTTTTTTACTGTTATATTTTTTAATTTAAACATTAGATATTTCTATAAATTTCAAGTAGCATTGCTTTGTCAAACTGTTCCGACTCAATATTAACCAATTGTTCTGAAACAATTTGATCAACACTTTCGAACTGCTGATCTGGATTATCGTCTACTGTGCCTTCAAGGTTAGTTTTATCTTGTATAAGACTAATCTCTCTGATGTCGTATTCGTTAATAAATGTTTCTTTGATAAAATTTGCTTCTTCGTAGCTGATATCAATATCAAGATGCACCTTTAAATGCATCTTGCTTTTCATGATTGAGTCTTTTTTGTCAATAAGGTCGCTAAGTTTAACAGTACGATACTTGGGAGCATCTGGCCAGTTAATAAATTCCGGCTCACCTCCCCATTCTAATGTCATCATACCTCTATCATCATCCCATGCATCAGAGAAGTTGTGAGGAAACGCATTTCCTATATAGATTACCTTTTGATTGGATTGGCGTTTGTGAAAGTGCCCGCTGAACACATAGTCAGGAACCGTAAAGTCCTCAGCATGCAATTCTCCATGATCTGGCATCTGCACCATTGCGTTCATAAAGAATTTAGGCAATTCAAAATGCCCAAACACATACTTGCTTTTGATCCCACTCATGACCTTCCATTCATCACCTACTAACCAAGGTACAAGGGTAACATCACCCCGGGTCATAATACTGTCTACAACAGTGACGCCTGGAACGTGCCTACCAAAAGCACTCGAGTGAATGTCACGCTTGTCTTTATAAAATAAATCGTGGTTACCAGGAAACCAATAAAAGTTTTCAAATGCCGCGCCCAGTTTTTCAAGGCATCGCAAGCTGGAATCTAATGTTATAAGATTTAGACTGTTACGGTTGTGGCTCCAGTCTCCTAAAAATATTCCAGTTTCGCAGCCTGCTTTTTTGGCCTCGGCAATGTACCAATCTACAAATTCTTCGCAGTCGTTAAGATGTGCAGTTGAGTTTCCTTTGAGTCCAAAATGTATATCAGTAAAGCATGCCACCTTTTTAAACAAGGTCATAAAGTATTCTCCTAACTAAAATTTTAACAGGCTGATTGGGCAATGTCAAGCGGTAGGAGTAGATTCTTCGTCCTCTTCTTCAGGAATGTCTTCGCTTTTTGGCATACGCATATTTTTGTATAGTTCCGCCTGTCTAGCAATTTCACCTGCGTATTCTTGACTGTTTTGTCTAGTCATACTTGGTGCTAGTCCTGCTTCTTCTAACAAGTCATCTCGAATGTTTTGACTCTTCTTTTCGATATTTAGAATACGAGTAAAGCTGTTTGTTACTGCGGCTGTATAGTATGCAAACGGGTTGTCACTTTTTGATTCATCAAACTGTAGACCAATTTGACTCAGCTGTAAGATAGCCTGCCCTTTCATTTCGTCAACATAGGTGTATCCTCGCCAGTTGCTACGCTGTGCGTACCGTTCTGATAATTTGATATACATCTTACCTAAGTTTTCAGTAATGCGTCCGTGATCCTTGCTGAAATGCCCTGTATCTAGCGGACCTTTCCAGTGACTTTTACCAACACATATTAGTTCGTCTTGGTCGTTAAACTTCCAATGTTGGTATGGAGGAAAGTTTACTTTATCGTGTGCATCTGCTGTAGTTTTAGTGGTCTTTTTACGACCCGGTGCTAGCGGAATATGTTCAAACGTCATTATTCTAATTACAATATCAGTTTTGGCGATTGTTTTGTAATCTGGAGTAACTTCTAGAAGTTTGGTTTTTTTATCGCCTGCTAGTCTTAGTTTATTAAATGCTTCAATACCTAGTCTTTTGGCACGAGCACGTTTAGCCTCTGCGATAGTGCGTATGTTGATTTTATCTAAATTTGGAAGAATTAAATCATGCTGATTATATTCTGGTTTTTCATAGACTGAAAATGAACATTTGCTACGGTGTATTTCTGCTAATAAATCTTTATTGTTTAAGTACTTAACTTTTCTTGTAGTTACAATGGGTGTGGACATGTTGTTATTATTTTCCCTTTAGTTGTTAGTATACAACAGATTAACGATTTGTCAACCGAATATAATTAAATTAGCCTTTTATTTATTGGTTAAATAAGCTATAGAGGAATAAAATATGCCTACCACCTACACTCAAGCCACCTACACTCAAACGATTGATTCGTTAAATTCAGCACTAGCTAAAACACAGCCCGGAACACCGGCATATACATCAATCCTAAATCAAATAAACACAGTTAAAAACGACTACACAACACAGGTTAAAGTATCAATTAATAATGTACAAGCCGCCCAACAGCAAACAGCAAGTGCATCGCAAACTGGTAATATAGCCGCCTTCTTAGCCGGCCAGGCGGCAATAGCTGCCACTGTTGCGATAGTTAAATCACAAAAAAGCACGATCGATCTATCAACTAAATCCACCGATGCAGTAGAAAATATAATCAAACCTACCAACGACAATGCCTCTGTCACTGCATCAGCAGACAAAGTGGCAAACGCCGGCGTGGTTGGAAACCCTAATGGGGATCCTAATCCTAATGCTGTAATTACTCCCGGTACTGGTAGTAATCCTGTTGCTAACGTTGATGTTACAGGTCAGATGCAAGGCAAACTTGATACGTCAATGCCAAAAATACCTGCTCCGATAACACCGACAATTATTTCTAAAAACCCATCAGGTCCCCCGGATCACCGTGTAAAAATAATTGTGCCAGACTCTTATATTCAAATGGCAACTCGCGGAAATATTATGGACGGTAGTGGCGGCCATATTTTTACTAATAACGGAATTGTGTTCCCTTATACCCCTACTATCAGTTTCGAGCACAAGGCCGATTACACAGATCAAAAAATTATGCATAGCAACTATAATCAATACTTTTATCAAAG